CTCCAGGAGCACGTATAATAGTCCAACCAGGTCTCTTTCCATCAGCATCTAATTGAACATAATGAAGTTCATCATATCCACTTCTTATCACATACGAAGATAAGACTTCATCATCAGATATGTGACATCTACGAGTTTCACTATCTTTTGTGCCGTCTCTTACTGTTTGATAATTCTTTTTTCTTTTCTTCATTAATCAAATGTTCAATTTAAGGTATTTATTTGGATTTTACAGTTATCTTTCCAACGCAATCAACAACAGAAATAATCTTTGTTCCCGGTGGTGGATCTAGAGTCGGATCAACTTCTATAACTTTAAATACTGGAATTAATTCAGCATTGAAACCAGTATCACTTTCGACAAATATTGTCGGTCTTGAATCAAAACCAGATGCAGTTTTTTCAACTCTTACTCCAACCACTGCTCCATTTTTTACAATCGGTTTAAGAACAGCACCCCTATCAGGTTCAACTACTATCGTATCATTTTCAGTATAGTTAAATCCAGGATCCTTAACGTAAACTTCATCCAACTGTAAAATAACAGGATATATTGGTAAGTTTAATAATGTTTCTCTCTCGCTTGGCGTAAGTTGTGGTATACGACTTACTGCATTTTCTCTTTCTATCGGATTAAGATTTGGTAAATTTTCTAATCCTGGAATTTCTAATAAGGTTTCAACATCCCTTGGTGCTGGGGGTGCTGTAATTGTAATTGGTCGATTTACTGGGAATTCTACTCCAGCAGGAATAGTTAAATCATCAATTATTACTGGAGATGGAACTTTAACAAAATCTCCAGGATTTAATTCGATAGTGGTTCCTGGATTTACTGGAGGGAAATAAGTTCCATCTGCACCTTTTTTATAAGATTGATCTCTTTTTTTCCATACTCTACCAGATCCACCTTCAGATCCATCTGGAGATATTAAGTAATTGGCACCAGATTCAACAATAACGATATTTTCAATACTCTTAATTGGTTCTCCCGCACTATTTGTAGAACTAGTCTTACTCATAATAGGAACAGCTGCCGCACCACCACCAGTTCCACAAGAATCGTTAATAGAAACAATTGGATCTGCCGTAAATCCACCTCCCCCATTAAGGAGATCGACAGCAAGAACTTCACCAGTTGCTCCAACCACAACATTTCCTGAAGCACCACTACCACCAGAACCAAAAATACTCAATGTAGGAGCACCACACCCAATAGGACCAATGCCACAACCACTTGCAAGAGATGTGAGTGCATCTCCTGCGCCACCAACTAAACCACCAATATCAAGATTATTTGCATTAAATGCTCCAGCAGCATCAGATGCTGCTTGTGCTGCGGATTGTCCAATTGCTTGTGCTTGATTAAAAACAGACTCAATACTAACTGGACCGCCACGATTATCTCCAGGACCACTCCAAGTGCTCCACTGATCTAATGTTGGGCAAGATAATTCCTCTTCACAACTAAAAAGACCAAAAATCTTTTTAATAATCGAAAGAATTTGTCCAGCTAAATTTGCAGCTGCCCCAACTGTTTGTAATATTGCATTGATTGGTTGCAGAATAGAATTTATTAATCCAGAAATAAATCCGGCAACTCTCCCTACAATTTCACCAGCAACACCTTCAGCCAAACATACTGGAGCATTGATTGCTTTATTAACTAAGTTTTTTAATTGATTTCCAACTAATGCTAATAATCCTTGAATGATTTTATTAATAGCACAAGAAAGAAGGTCTAGGGTTTTATTTTGTGCTTCTTTTACTGCGGGTCTTAAATTTGGAAAGAAAAGGAAATATGTATCTTTTACGATATTGTTAACTTTTTCTATAACCGATTTTCTAACTGCTTCTACAATATTTTTAATTTTTGAAGTTACAAATGTAATCGCATCAGTAACGGCATTTTCAATTCTTTTTTGTAGTTTATCAATACGACCAGTTAGTTGTGTACTAAAATCTGCACCGAGTTTTGTTAAGTTTTCGACAGTCTTAATCAATTTTTCAATATCAGTGGAGATTCCCTTTATGTCATTTCTACCACATCTGGTAGTTTTTGACATCGGATACTGCATATCGCCATCCATTTTGGCCTGAGTATCTGCTATTGATCCCAGACCTGATGTTAAACCTTGAGGATTTTCACTAACACCAGTGAATTGATTTCTTGTTTGCCCTGGTTGTTTTACTTGAACTGCTGAGGTTTTCTCATTAGTATTTTTAATGGTTGTTACTGATACTTTCTGGTTTTTAGTATATCCACTAAAAGGAAGAAATCCAACTTCTGGAATTTTCTTTTCAAGAGCAGTTTGTTGATTATATCCCAATACGCCCATAATAACTGGTTGCTGAGCATCTTCACCATCAATAAAGAATCCGAACACAAAACTTCCTTGACGAAGTTGTGCTGATGTTGATGCTCCAGCAGATCCAGCTCCTGCAGTCACTGGATACATTACAGTTGCCCAAGGTAATTCATCATCGCTCAAATCTTTAAGATTGGCGGTGTGATACCCCATTATTCTGACTTTATATCTTTCACCGAATCCTGGAATTTCTCCAGTATTATCAACTCTATATCCAAGAATATTATCTTGCCACTTAGTTTGGTCTACTACTTGACCAATCCACCAAACAAAACCATCTCTTCCTACAAAGTGTTTTTGGAATAACTGTTCTTCAATCATCGTAGATTCTACACTCTAATGCGTTCGGGTTGTCATTACAATAAAGTTCAAGGGGGGATGGATCATGATTATCATCTGGATGAGATGCTTGATATCTCTCCAATGATTCTAGTTCTTCTTCAGCATGTCTTCTTGATTGCGAAGATGCCATTGGATCTTCAATTATTCTCTTATCATGATCAATGTGCTTTTGGATGTTTTCCATTTAACTTACCTTACCTGAAAATGAATCTCTTACGAGAGTAAGACTTGTAAAAGTGTCTTTTGGAGTAATTCTATGACATAAACTAGCAATCATATACTTTCCTTTAGTTTGCATATTTGGTTTTTTATTTTCAATTTTTGCAAGATCTGGGAAATCACACTCAATCATATCCCCCGCATGAAGACTGAAATCTCCTGGAATCATAATATGAGTCTTAATGCTATATAGCTGATTATATCTCATAATTGATTGAACCATCGTTGTTGGTGCATCAAAATTAGGATCTGTTGGTTTTGCTTTCCAATTTTTTAACTGCTCTTTTGCATCTTTTCCGGATGGTAGTGTTCCTAAATCTAATACATGATTCATAAATCGTGTTGGAATTTGCCTAAATTCCTTATCGACGAACAGAATATTATCAGCAGCAAGTTCAATTTTTGATTTTTGATCTTTTTCTAGTGAATAATTTCTCACTTGATAATCCATTGCATAAAAATCAAAGAAAATACTACGATTATTATACATTCCCAATGACATATTTTGTTGTAAATCTATATTTCTATCAATTTTAACATTGATAATTTTTCCATCATATCCTTCTGGTGTTTTTGTGGAATTTGTATAGATATATTTTTTCTTTGGTTCTTGTTTTAAAAGAACATCAATTGATTTAAACTTAAATGCTTCACTTGTTTCATACATGAAGTAACCAGCTGCTCCGCCGATTCCTTTTTCCGGAACTGCCTTTGATGCTAACCAAGTGCAGACATATAATGGTTTTCTATCATTTCCTATAAAATTATAATTAACACCCGTCTTATCAATATCTAATTTCTTTTTAACTTGCAATCCTTTTGGATCGGTAAGTATTTTCCTAACTGATGCTGAAATATCTCTTTCAAATCTAGTAACAACTCTCGATTGTTCATTAGCAATAAATTCTTTAGTGCAAAAGTCTAACATATAAACATCATTTGAAGTTCCTGGTGATGAACTATTAACGCGATTGACATATAATTCTAAACTAAGTGTATTTGGTTTAGATTGATTATCCTCGATAACCAATTCTACAAACTCACCACCACGAATTGGAAGACCATCCAACAATCCTATCATTTCCTTCTGGTTTGGTTCTAAACCACCAGATTCAGCAATAATAGCAGTCGCTGAAATTGTATTTGAAAGCACATTTTCATAATATTTAATCTCAGGTGAAACCTGACTAATATCTTTTGACTTAACTTCAAACTTTTTTATATTGCCCGATAAGGCGGCTTCATTACTTGCCATTAGATTTTGTACATTGAAGATGAGATTAATTGTCTGGAGACCATTCCATAACTATTTACCATACCATCAACAAAAGATGGTGTATATCCACTACCATTCTTTCTTATTGGTTGCATGGATTGTCCACCAGGACTTTGGATAAGCATAATCATTCCATTTGATTTATCGTAAGATGCTGTTTGACTTAAGTTGGGTATTGACGATTTAATTGCAGGATCCCCAAGAACTTTGTAATTCAATGCAAAATCAGATATTTGTGCTGCTGGTGGAGCACTTGGTGCTCCAGGAGCACCTGGAGCAGATCCAGAACCTGGCGCTGATAAATCTGTTCCAGATGGTGCTAAACCAGCACCTTTAAATTCAAAGTGTCCTCCGTGGCTTCCTGGATAATCATTAGCAACCCAACCATAATTTCTACCATTCTTTCTAATCCAAGAATTAGAACCACCATGAATATCCATTGCAATTCCAGACATATGGAGTGATCCACTCGCTCCCCCAACTGCTCTATTTTTTTCTGGACTTCTCTTACTGCTTGAAACATCTGATGCTTTAACTTTTCCACCAGAATCTTTCATCATTTTATAGAAAGCTTCAGCAGCACCCTTACTAAAGACTACAGGTCTTCCTTGCTCATCTTTGGCACCTTGAATGGTATATCCAGGTCCAGTATCCCAAATACCTTTTGTGGAAATAATTCCACTTCCACCACCTCTACCACCTTTAGCTGCTGCAGGATCCCCAAGAACTTTATAGTTTGCTGCGAAATCTGATATTTGAACTCCTTCAGATGGTGCAGATGGGGCCCCTGGAGATCCCGAAGATCCTGGACCTGCAATTGATGGATCTGGTTGTATAGATCCACCGAAAGGAGATTCCTTATTATATTTTGATAAAGGATTGAATCTAGAAAGAACTGCTGATTTTGGCATTCCATTATCTCTTGGATTCGTTGCTGCTTCCCAATGCAGGTGAGGTCCACTAGAAAGTCCAGTGCTCCCCAGTGGACCCAAAATAGTTCCTTTCTTAATTTTTTGACCACGCTTAACATACGCGGGTTTATCCATGTGCGCATAAAAATGCCCAATTCCCGTATTATCAATCCAATTGACCCAATTACCATAATTACCTTGATTTCCAGTTGCTTCAACAACACCATCGGTAAATGCTTGTAGTGGTTCTCCTCTTGTTCCCGAAATATCAACACCCATATGCATTCCAGGAGACAATGCAAAATTTCGCATTCCCATATCTGATGTGACTTGATGATTTCCACCCATTGCTAAGAATGGAACTTTGTGGCGTTTTATTCCATTTCCACCACCTTTACCACCATTTTTACTAGGATTTGATGCAATATCTGGAGGAACATTTCCACCGGATTTAACTTTAGCAAGGGCTGTTTTAATTTTTTCTGGGGTCATAGAACTTCTTTGACCTGGATAATAAAACTTCCCTTGAGCGTTTGGTAATGATGCAAATTCCTGCGACAACCCCTGCATAAACCGATCATCACTCATTTCACCTTTCAACCATCTTCTACCACCTCTGTTACCTTCTATATTAACCTTAGTAATAATTAGATCTTGGTTTTTTGGACTAAAAAGATCTTTATCAGGATTTAACCCAGCCGCTTTTGCTCTACTAATCAGATATTGTGGTAATTGTTGATATTTTCCAACAGCACCAGTTGCTCTTCTGGCAACTTCGGCAATCGTCATTTTAGTAGCACCTTTTAATGTAGTGCTAGGATACATTGCTTCATAATTTCCACCAGATTCTTTGCCGGCGATCAAATCAAGAAGTGGCCCCCATTGACCTTCAGATATACCACTGCTAGGTGCAGAAGTGCCATCATCAGCACCACCTGGAGGTCCACCGCCAGGTTGCGCTTCTTCTTTCTTTTCCTGTAATAATTTAAATTGATTTTCTTGAGATTTTACATCAACAAATATTTTTTTCTTTGCCCAATCTGTTAAATTCTTACTAAATTGTCCGATTATTCTTTTATTAAATCCTGGAACGCTAAATTCATCATTTTTCAAAGCAATACCAATTGAGGAACCAATAGATTCTGCAATTGCATCTGTTCTTGGTTTAGATACTTTTTCGCCTAAACTAATATCCAAACCAAGTTTCATTGCCTCACCGATGAATGGTATAGCACCATAAGTTGAAGAAAGATTTGCAAATCTCTTTGCACTCTCTTCATCTTTTAAAATGGTTCCTTTTGCTTTTTTCAGTGTTTGTGGAGATATTGCAGATGAACCAGTTGTTTTTCTTTGAATACTTGTAGATCTTGATAAAGTTCTTTTTGATCCTCCACCTCTTATATTAATTTGACCACCATATGCTCTTCTCTCAATAGGATTTTCCTTATCGGCTTCAGCGACTCTTCCTGTTAAATTTTCATATATTTTTTTACCAGCCCATTCTCCAATTCCAGCACCAACAAATCCACCAACAGCAGCACCTACAACTGGAATTGGAATCAATCCCTGTCCTATAGCGCCACCAATACCAGCACCTAGAGTTGCTCCTATTGCTCCAACTATGGCACGATCTAGTTTCTCACCTAAAGCAAGATCAATACCAATTCCAATCAGAGCACCAACAACAGGAACTCTCTTAAAGATTTTAGAAAATGATTTAAATCTTTTAACTATTCTAGCAGTAGAATTTAATGCACTACCTGCTGCACCTGCTGCTTTACCTGCTAGTCTAGCAGCACCCTTAGCAGCACCTTTTACCCCTTGCTCTAATGCTTCACCACCTACTCTTTGGACTAAAGATTTTAGGGGACCTTTAACCAGATTAAAGATTACTCCACCCGCTTTTTTGAATAGATTTCCTGCGATTCTTCCTGCTTTTAATAATAACTTACCAATCAGTTTGGCAGGAGGACCAATAATTTTTGAAGTTAATTTTGCAATAAACTTAACTTGTTTCGGAAATACCGTCGTTAATGTAATAATTCCAAGTTTTAATGCATTCCAAGTGTTAGTAAGTCCTTTTCCAATGTCTTTAAACATCTGAAGAATCATTGGACCATTCTTCAGAAGAATATTAAGCAGACTTCCTATTAGAACATTTAATAGGAATCTTTTGATCATATCAAAAAGACCAACCTTCGGAGCAGTTATTCCTAACTTTTTCTTCTTCTTAGTATCTTTCTTTTCTTCTAGATTTTTTTCTTGTTCTTCTGCTTTCTTCTTTCTACCTTCTATAAAGTTAAGGCGACTTTCCTCTTTTTGGTTGAGGAGTTTTTGTGTTGATATCTGTTTAACTTTTATAAAATCAACTTTTATTTGCTCAAGTTCTTGTAAAATTTCTCCGAGAACACCATCAGATTTAACTAATGCTCCACTTGGTTTCTTATCTTCAGTCTTAACCAAAGCACCCGATGAACTTTTAACTATTGCTGAAGATCTTCTTAAAACTAATGCTCCCCCCTTTCCACCACCTTTTTTATTTTGTGGTATAAATTTTTTTGTTGTTATTTTTTTATCCTTATTTTTATTTCCAATTAACCCAAATGCAGCAGACCTTACTACAGATGTTGCAAGACCTCTAACAGCTGCACCACCAACACCTCTTAATGCTCCACCAATACCACCTCTAACAGCCGCACCACCAACACCTCTAGCAACAGTTCCTCTTACTAATGCACCTCCTCCACCCCTAACAGCAGCACCAGCTGCGCCTCTAGCAGCTACTCCCGCAGCTGCTCTTAAAACTAAAGGAGCTAGAAATAACATTTCTTATAAACCTCCCCACATATTATAGATTGAAGCAACAACTGCCAAGGTTGCTTCATCTTCTCGGAATGAACTAAACACTGTCTGGTTATTACTTCCACCATTTGAAGAACCTGTCATCATAGGTGTTTGATTTTTTGCCGGCAATGGTAACGCTGCTATTGTTGGTTTGTTTGATGGTGGTTGTGGTATGTTTTGCTTTGGTTTATCTGGGGGCATAACCATTGCGGGAGATGTGCCAACTGCCATCACTTTTTCAGCAACAAATTTATCTTTTGCTGCTCCAGATAATCCTAATTTATCTGCTTCCAATCTTGCTGCATTAGCAGATTTAAATTGCTCGGAATTTAAAGATTTATCTGGTCTCTGTCCAGGTGCTAATGCTCCAGGAGGATTCCCTGTCCCCGACTTATTATCAAGAATAGATTTTGCTAAATTTCCAGATTCTTTTTTTGATTCATCTTTTTTAGATCCTGGAGGAACATATCCTGCTCTGGCAGGATCTCCAAGAACTTTATAATTTGCTGCAAAGTCTGATATTCCTACTGATGATGATGGTGCTGCTGATGAAGAACTTGAGTAAGATGAAGATCCTCCCGGAACATCAACCTGTTTTAGAGCAACATCTAATCCTTCTTTAGATCCTGGTAACTGAGAAGCACCTTTTCTTGCAATAGCAAAATCTGCTGCTGCTCTTCTTGCATATTCTCTCGCTTTTTCAGGAGGAGCACCTTGTTTCATCCACTTCTCGTAAGTGGTATTATATGCTTGCTTATATGCCCAATAGATATCTGCTTGAGGATCTACATTTACTTTTATAGGACCTACAAGTTTTCCAATGTTTCCACCAGACTCACTCTTAAAATGTTGAGATAGTGCAACAGAATTAATAACCATTTTGCCTTCTTGGCTACTTGGTTTAACCCCTGTTAATTGATCTCTAGCACCAAGTAGCATAGATAATCCACCCAATCCAGCACCTTGAACTACTTTATTAATTTGTTTAACTGTGAAGTTTCCTGATCCTTCTTTCTTGTATGCGACAGTATATCTTTTTGCAGCAGCACCAGAACCAACATTTATTGATGTTTGATTTGATCCTTTAATGTATAGGTCGGGGTCAAATCCTATAGTTCCACCTTCATTTGCGGCTTGAATCTTTACATCTCCAAGAGAAGCAACATTTCTTTTGGATGATCCTCCAAACATTTTATTGATGCTATCTAAGTATGCAGGACCGCCCAACCAGTCTGCAGCACCACCTTTTAATACATATTCACCATCTGATAATGCAGTTAGACGCTTATCTTGGCCAAGACCCTCAACATCATAAGCGGCTGTTTGCGAATTTACAATACCACCTTCAGATGAAACTTTATCATTAAATGACAACTTCTTAGATTCGGAAGATTTTATAGGAGTGATTGGTCCTCCACCAAATTTTAATTGAATTGGTGGTCCTGATGGTGCTTGTTGTTGCTTTTTCTCACCAGTAATATCAGGACTTTGTATTTGTGGAGGTTCTGGTATATTTGGTGCTTGTGGTGCTGCCAGTTGAGGAGATCCTGGGAGCATTTTTAATGCACCATTTAGAATATCAATAAACCCTTTCAGTGCAGAGTTAATCATATCAATAAAACTTCTGACTGGTTGAACAACCATAAAATCAATAAATTTTATGACATTATTAAAGAATCCTACAATACCATCAACCAATCCTTGAATTGGTTTTAATAGCATCATTGGGTTTTTTATAACCTTCAACAACCACATAACAATAGATCCTAACAGCACATTCAATAAGAAATTTCTAATCGTATCAAAAATGCTAGTGAAAGGTTTTGTTATTTTCTCAAGTATTCCAGATCCTTTATCTTTGTCTTGTTTTTCTAGATCTTTTTCTTCCTGTTTCGCCTTTGTTTTTTCACCTTCTTTTCTCCTATTTTCGGTATTCTTTTTATCAAGTCCAAGTTGCTTATTCAGAATACCAACCAAATCTTTAACAACAGATCCAATACCCTTAAGTGAATCAAGTAAATTTTTAAAGAAATCTGACAGATCTTCCTTATCCTTTTGCTCCTCAGGTTCTGGAATTTCTGTTTTTACCTTTTTAAATGGTTGTATCGCACCACCAGATCCTGGCAAAAGTCTAGATGGATCTTTAATAGGTTTTGCTTTTGAGGTCTTTGATTTATTAATTACCTTCTCTGCTTTTACTGCTTTTGATTTTAACTTGAACTTTCCTTTATTTCTTTTTACTCTCTTGAATTCATCTATTAATACTGCTTGATTTTGAGATGTCTTTTTATCAGCAGGTTTCTGAGCTGCTTTCATATCAAGCTCAGTTAATTTTTCTTTGATTAGAGTTTTATATTCTCCATATTCAAAGTCAAAGACATCCTCCAGACCCAAGAGTTTTAAAATTCTTGGGTCAATATCCTCCTCGACTAACTCCTCATCATTAGCAGTTTGTTCGTATTGAGATTTGGAGGTGTCTGTTTCCATTCTACTGCTGTGCTTGTTTTGCCCTTTCTTCTTCTAGATGCTGTTGAAGTAGAGTCACATAAATGTCCCTTTCCCAAGGAAGCATATTTTCAATCTCTGTTAATGAATATTTATGATACTGCATCAAGGCAAAATTAAGCTTATAGTAGTTCTCAAGGTCCATATGGACCAGTCCTATCCGAAAAAACTGGATAATCCTTCAAGAACTACGGTGCTTTCAACTTCAGTCTTTGGATTTGTCAGTTTAACTTCGTGAGAAAGTTTTGGCATTGTTTCAAAGAACTTTTCAATTTGTTTGAACTGCTGAGAATTCATCTGATCCAAGAACTCACTAAGTTCTTTCTTTGTCACATCAGCAGTATCCCAAACTTCTTCTTCATTATAAATTTTATCAATACAAGATGCAATCAAATCAAAAGATTGATCCATACTATTGTTTGAACTAAAGTCAAAGTTTGATTTAATAAACTGATCCAATGAAGGATACTTCATTTCCATCATTAAATTGTTATCAATTTTAATCTTTGTTGTGTGCTCTTCATTCTTCTTGACTTTAATATCATCAATTAAAATCTTAACTTCAACGGGAGTTTCTCCATCATCAGGTGCAATCAAATTAACTTCAATTTCTTCCCCAACAGATTTTCCGCGAATGTTAAGGAACAAATATTCAATATCAAAGGTTGGTAAATTTTCAACCTTGATACTTTTAGATTGAATGCAATTCTTAATTACAGTCTTAATAGCAGTTGTAATTTGCTTCATATCCTCACTTTCCAAAGCAAGAACAAGAAGTTTTTCTTCTCTAACTAAAAACGGTCTATATTTGATCGTTTCTCCAGTTGATGGCAATTCCAACTCATATGTTGGTGTAGAAATCTTTGGTAAAGGCATAATGTCCTATAGAAATTTCAGTATGATTATTTATGGGTTAAAATGCAGGTCCAGATCTTCCTAAGAGATTGCCAACAGATCCACCAGCATTGCCGAATGGATTTACTGTTAAATTCTGTCCAGTCTGCCCAAGTTCTCCGTCACTATCAATTGCAACATTATTAAATAGTGCATTAGAAGCAGCTTGGGATCTTGGATCTCCTGGAACATCTGGTGCTGGTCCAAATTCTGTCGTTCTTACATATCTTAAATATGTGAATGAGACAGTCGCTTTGAGAAGATCACTCCCCTCATATGAGACTGGAATGGAAACCAAATTTGTTGGAAATGCTCCAATGAATTGATATTTTAATGTTTTATTTGAACCACCTCTTGTTCCATAGTCCTTTTCAAATTTAGTGAGGAAAATATTGCATCTATAATCCTTTGGCCAATTCATTCTATAAAATGCAGTAAGATCTTTATACTGATCATTGGATAAAAAGCTTCCTTCACCAACAACATAATTCATCCAAGAATTTAAATAATCAATAACTTTATAATTATGATCTACGTAGAATGTTAAATCAATACTATCATCATAAATTCTGCGATATGCCATCTTTTCAGTCACACCATGATAATCATTAGTCACTTCGTGAGTTGCTAAACTTGATCCTGGTAAAGATGCTTCACAGCAAGAGATATTAATAATTTCACCATCAACTGCTTGATTTATTCCACGCTGAGCAATAAATGATTTTAAATTGGCATTAGTGCCAGTAAAAATGTCCACCATATAAACAGAAGTTTGTGCTGGTCTAAGCAACTTCTGTTTCAACTCAGACATTCTAAATTGCTTTGGGCCTGGTGTTGCCATTTATAAATATTCTTGACTTTATATATTATGTAGCAGGGATAATGGCGGAAAGTATTAAAAGCAAATATAAACCATCATACCCCCAAAAATACAAAGGTGATCCCAACAATATAATATGCAGAAGTAGTTGGGAAAGAAAGTTTTGTCATTGGTGTGATCTAAATGAAAATATTTTAGAATGGGGATCTGAAGAGTTTTGGATTCCTTATCGTTCCCCTGTGGATAATAGAGTTCATCGTTATTTTCCAGATTTTATTATTAAGGTTAGAGAAAAATCTGGAGAAATAAAAAAGTATGTGATTGAAGTGAAACCAAAAAGACAAACTGTGGCACCAAAACAAAAATCAAGAGTGACTAAATCATATCTTCACGAATGTAAAACATATGCTGTTAATCAAGCAAAGTGGAAAGCAGCAGAAGAATGGTGTGCTGATAGATTATTAGAATTTAAGGTAATCACAGAAAACGAACTAGGTATCAAGTAATGAAAACTCTATTTGAAGAGGTTAAAGAGGAACTAAAATTTGAATCTGGACAAAGTGGATTTTTCTATCGGAGAGCACTAAGAAGTATAGCAGCAAGATATTCTTCAGATCCTAAAAGAATTATCTTTGATGAATCAAAAGATATGATCGATAAAGAGCATCAAGATAGGAATGTAATAAGAACTTTCCCAAAACCTGGTCATTTGTTGTTTTTTGATTATCAACCAAAGTCAAGATACTCAAAGTTTGCTGATAAATTTCCTTGTGCCTATGTAATGTCCTTAGAAAAAGGAATTTTCACTGCAGCAAATTTACATTTTATAGAACCAAATAAAAGAAAAGTAGTTATAGAACAACTTCAAAAGAATAGAATATTATTTCCCCAAGAATCCATTGCTAAATATAGTATAAAACAAGTTCAAGGTCTATACTTAGACATTGCTACTGAAGAGTGGAATACTGCAGCATTTCTCCCCGTTGAAAATTTTGTATCAATAAAAGGGGGAAAAGAATCGCCTGTTAATGTTGTTGATGTTTGGAAAGAAACCGACAGGAAATCTAAAAAGATGTTTGGAGCAACTAGAACAACAAAACAATATTCCACGGGAGAGTTCTGATGGCAAGGAAACAAGTTCCTGGATGGAATAACATAAACCTTAACAAACCAGATGAATACTCTTCTGAGTTCCTTGTGGATGGAAATAGGTATGCAAACGTCACAAATGTTGCAACTGGACAAAGACAATTATTTTTAGTTTCAGGTTTTGGAGGAACTCCACTTACACAAAGAACATTAATAACCTCAACAACAGCGAGTGGGGCAATTACTCAAGGCGAAGGTTATGATGACTTTATAAGAGTTTATGGTCAAGATAAACTCATAAACGCAGAAATCAATAATAAAAAACAATCTCAATTTGTTATATCACAAGCGTCAACCGCATCTGAAAAAGTAGATTTAGCAAAAACTTCACAATATCAAAGTTCTTCTGGAAATACTGCACCTCAACAAGATTCTCCAGGAACAAATCCAGCAGCTGCACCAACACCAGGAGCATCAACAACCGTATCACAAGAAACAATTGCTGCTGGGCAAGAGGCTCAACAATCTGTTACTAGAGATATTTCTAGCGAAAAAAGCGATGAAGATCTAAGATATCCAATAAACAATGTATATCAAGGAGATTTTATTGAAATAGAAATGAGGACATATCAAAAGTCCGGATTTCAAACTGGAACAGATACCTTAACTGTGACAAGAATGGAAGATAGAGAGTATACAAGATTAAGAAGAATTTATCTTCCAATTCAATCTGGCATTGTTGATTCAATCTCTGTTGATTGGGGAAATGGTGAATTAAATCCCATTACCGCACAATTCGCAAATGTTGCATATGGAACAATAACACAAGCTGGAACGGGAGATGGATTTGCTGCTGCTAAAACCTTTGGATTTGGAATTCAAGAAGTTGCTGATAAACTTTTGAAAGGTAATGGAAATGCCGACATGCAAAAATTATTAGTGAATTATTTTACAGAACAAGCAGTTGGAACACCAGGTCTATTATCTCGTTCAATTGGTGGCGCAATTAATAATAACTTAGAACTTCTTTTCAATGGCCCAACGCTCAGAAGTTTTACATTTAATTTTAAATTGACACCAAGAGAACCACTAGAAGCTCAAGCAATAAAAAAAATTATTAGAGTTTTTAAACAAGGAATGTCTCCACAATTATCCAAATCTGGATTATTCTTAAGTGCTCCAAACGTATTCAAATTAAAATATATTTACACTGGAAAGGGTAGTCTTACTCAAGGTCATCCTTACTTAAATAAGATTAAGGTTGCTGCTCTTCGTGATTTTTCCGTGAATTATACTCCCGATGGAAACTATATGACCTATAACGGAGAAGGTTCTATGACTCAATACGATTTAAGTATGACATTTGGTGAGATTGATCCAGTATACGCTGATGATTATACTGATCAAGATGCACAAGGTAAAGAAGGTATGGGATGGTAAGTTATGTCCTCTTATTTTAGACTAGTTCCAAATATAGATTATATCAATAGAACTCGTGAATCGGCATCATCGATTAATCAATTTATAACAACAAAAAATCTCTTTAAGAGAGTTAAACTAAGAGATGACATCTTTGGAAATGTAAACTTTTTTGAAAAATATAAAATTATTGGAGATGAAAGACCTGATAATGTGGCATTCAAAGTTTATGGAGATGAAGTTCTTGATTGGATAATATTATTATCAAATAATATACTCAGTATTCAGACCGAATGGCCATTAACACAAACTTCTTTCGATAAGTATATCACTGAAAAATATGGGTCTGGTATTGATAATCTAGATGATATTTACAATATAGTATACAATGGTGTTCATCACTACGAAACGATTGAAGTAAAAGATTCTAGAGATGTAGTTCAATTAAAAGAAGGTATCGTTTTTACACCAAGTTATGCAGATGACCCAACAACAGAACGATTTCCAACATTTAAATTAGAATACTTTGATCCATTAGAAGGGGCAAGAACTAGAAAAGAGAAAGGGCAAATATTCAGAACAGTTACTAATTATGAGTATGAATCAAAAATTGAAGATGATAAAAGAAATATCTTTGTATTAAAACCTCAATATTTAAATATCATATTCAACGATCTTGAAAAAGTTCTTCCTTATCCTGAAGGAAGTTCTCAATATGTTGGACCATTCTTGAAGAGAGTTGATGATATTAGGTTGTTCCAATAAAAAAGGAGGGTTTCCCCTCCTTAAGAATCAAAAGTCTGCTAGTTTCTGAAAGTAAGAAAGAGCATCATCTTCATCGTCATCATCAGAACTAGAAGAAAGATTGTTTAGTTCTTTCTTCAGATTTTCTGGAACTGGATTTGATGCTTTGCTTCGAGCATATGATTCATCTAGTTCATTTTGAATACGAGTCTCTGCAGTATCTCGTTGAGTATACTGCTCATACTCATCATCCTCTTCTACTTGCTTTTTAGCAGCAGTTTTTTGTCCTAGAACATACTTCAGGCGCTTTTCAAGATCTTCGTAAGATTTGAATTGGTCTGGAGCAGTTACAGCAGTCAGAGAATATTCTTTTTTCCATAGTGCTTCTAGAGCATCGTCATCATCCAGTAGTGGTGCAACACGATCAAACTCAGACTTATCATAGTTCCAGTAACCATCCTTCTTGACCAACTTCAGTTTGAAGTTAGCACCTTGCCAGAAGTCAAAAGGATTGATTGGAGTCTCATCTTCAAACTCAGGTTGCATTGCTTCCATGATCTTATCAAAGATCTTCTTACCATATTTGAATAGGAAGACTTTACCTTCGTTATGAGGATTAGTGGGATCCTTTACAACATAGATGTTACTGAAATAAGACAGTTTACGCTTCTGCTTACGAACTGTTTCCTTATCTTTCTCGTTTCCACTGTTCCAGAGTTCGCGGTTGTGCTCGGAAACAGGATCTTTTTGACCGATGGTAGTTAGTGAGTTCTCAATATACCAACCACCAGGACCTTGGAATGCATGAGTATACAGTTTTGCCCAGGGAAGTTCTTCACCTTCTGGTGCAGGAAGGAAACGAATAACTGCATATCCATTACCAGTTTTATCCATTTCTGGTTTCCATAGACGCTCATCAGCGCCACCAGAAGTAGTGCTCATCTTCTCTACTTCCTTTACCAGTTTGGAAGTAAGGGAACCGAGTTTGGACTGCTTCTTTAGATTTTCAAAAGACATTGGATTACCTCAGATTTTTACGGATTTGGCTTTTGTGTGCTTCGTTATTCTACAGGTCAGACCCTGTTTTGTCAATCTGAACTCTCATGGTGTCCAGCAGTTTGGACATACTATTGAAGATGGTGTTCATATCCGTATTTGGAGATAAACCCATCATAGTAGCAGAAGTCATGATTCTTTCTTTCATAATTTTTGCTTCAGGATCATCGGATAAACTTAATCTAGTGTATAACACCATTTGCTTATCCAAAAGTTTTTGAAGGGTATCAACATGATAAATTTTTTCCTCCTTATTCATGGAAGGAAACTTAAAAACATTTTTATAAATTTCCTCTTGAAGTTCAGAAATCTCTGCCATTTCCGAACGAACCAAGTCTGAATCAAAGAAACTCATTTTTCCCCTACAACTACTTCCTTTAGAATTTTTTTGTACCGAAATACATCAGTATTTAGAAACGGAGAATACTTTTTCATTCGCATTGAAGTAAACTCCCAGACAGGGTCTTTCAAATTCTTATCGAATTTATTTTTATATGAAAGAACCCTGTCCAATATTAGCATTGTTTCCAAAGAAACTTTGCCTTCAAGATGATACTTTAAAATTTTTGGATGCTTATTTCCTTCAATTTTAAACATATCATCAAAATTTTTGGCAGAAAAAATAGATCCAATCTCTTCTTTAAAGACGTAAGAAAGGGATTGGATTTTACGTTGCCATTCTAGGTATTTTGATTCACCCTCTTTTATAATTTCACCAATCCATAGTGTTTGGGGATCATTACACAAAACAAAGTTTGCGACAAAAAAGTCTAAAATTTCTTTATCAGTTTTATTTCTTGAAATCTTTTCAAACCAAAAGCGATCTTTTCTATCATAAAAAGATTTTAAACTTGCCCTACTCTTTCCACAATACTTATGGTAATCATAATTACTTTTTGTGAAATGATTTTTGATGGCAAGATATAGTTTATAGGATTCAAAGGGCATCATTGAAAAGTAATATAAGGATTTTTTGCCGGAATTTTTTTTACCCCAAAAATGGATTAAAAAAGCAATTTTGCTCTGGAACTCTTCTTTAGGAAGTTTAGTTCCATTGCTTCACATTTTATTTTTTCTTTGAGTGGTTTTGAGATAAGTTTTGGAACAGACTCAACATCAATATTATTCTTCTCGCAGAAATGAATGATAGCATCAATGTAACCCATTTCAGGATTTGCTTGAACTATCTGTTCTATTTCTTGCGCGAATCTAGAAGGACAAAAAAACTTTGATTTGAGAACTTCTTCTAACTCATTCTTCATTTCTAATTGTACTATTGGTGACAAATTCTTTTATATAACGAACTAGTAATTTAATATAGTCGTTTTTGTTCCTTTTGTCAAATACTTTAATCTCACCACCTGGGGTTACCATAATGGTGATAAGTTTTGTAATAGGAATCTCCGTCATTTCATAGTAAGCAGAAGCATAAAACATCTCTTGAACGAAATAATTTTCAATCCATTCTTCGGGTTTAATCTTATCCGATGTTTTAAAGTCTATTACTGCTAACTCTCCGTCATATTCTGCAATACAGTCAACTCTACCAGCAAGTCCAAAGTACTCGGAGTAGAGCGTTCTTTCAATTGCGTGAATATTATTTATCTTATCAAGTTCAGGTTTTGCATGATGAAACATAAACTTTGTTAAGGGTTGGTAATCATTCCAATCCAACTCTTTATTTTCAAGATAATCTTGGCAAACTTGGTGGAAATCAGTTCCTCTTGTCGTTGCTCTTTTTGTAATGCGATTTGCTTCTTCAATGCCTACACGCTTTCTCCACTTTACAAAGATTTCACGATTGTAAAATGAGGTGACTGAAGTAATAGAAGGCACCCACTCACCATTCGGAAGATGGTAGAGTCGGATGCCATTCGCTTCTTTTTTATTTAATTCAATTTCACCTAAGAAATTATGATGAATAAACGACATATTATGGGTTAAGTTGTGTTTTTGCGATGATATATTCCTTGACAAGTCCAGAACGAACAATATCTTCAATACCAAATTCAATGATATCAAAAGAAGGCATCACTCTGAGAATTCTCATAAAATCAATGATACCATTTTTCTCATTGGTTTTGAGTAAGTCGGATTGTGTTGCATCTCCACAGAACATAATCTTAGAGTTCTCACCAACACGAGTAATAATAGAATCTAGTTCATGGAAGTTTAGATTCTGAAATTCATCTACGATAATGATAGCATTATCCAAAGTAGTTCCCCGAATAAAAGAAGTGCTCCAAAAACTAATCGTGCCTTGAGTTTTAAGATTTCCATATAGCATTTCAAATGATGCATCATCTGGCATTTGGAACATATACTTCACCATATTCTTATATGGAATTTGGTAAAGGGAAGATTTATCTTCATGATCTCCAGGAAGAAAACCAATTTCACGAGTAGCAACTAGAGACCTTACGATGTAAATTTTATCGTAAGGACTTCTTTCATCTAATACATCTTTTAGAGCATTATAAAGTGTGATAAAGGTTTTACCTGTACCAGCAGCTCCATATGCTACTAAATGTTTTCCATCATCATAAGACTTAAACAACGTTTCTTGATTATCAGTCAATGGATCAATATCTAAAAGAAGATCCGCACTAATTGGTTTCTTCCTTTTCATCTGCTTAGCAGTCATACCAACGCCAATTGGCTGTAACTCGTTCGACTTTCTTCTTCTTGCCATATAAACTCAGATTGAATTAACTTTTGAACCTGGTACTTTTGATACTTTATTTAACACATCATTCCACCCTGGATGAGATTTTTTGAGACGATCATAGACCTCCCCAACTTCACCCGATGAAGGGCAAGTTGAAGGATCTGACCAATCCCTATCCCATTCTGGGTTATCTTTTTTCCATTGATCCCACTGATGAACACTAAGAACAACTTCTTTTTGCTCACCAGTGGATTTATTCACTACTGGATATGTTGCCAAAGGATTTCCTCCATTTTATATGAGAATATTTATTCAATAGTGATGGAAGGAGCATCAACACATTCTGGACATTCTTCACGAGTCCATCCAAGTGCAGTAGAAACAGCAGGGAATTGGCAAGTAAAGATGCAACGAATTGCTTCTGCGATTTCCATATGTTCTTTTTGAGTTCCGTGTGCAGAACGAAGATCAATATAGTGAATCCAAGAACGCACAGAACCAGTCATATAGAGTCTGGTGGGCGTTGCTAGGGGCAATACAAACCTAGCGCACTCTTTTGCTACTCCTTTATCCAGAAGGCGGTTGTAGAGGTTCTGAGCGTGCTCAAAATGAACTCTAATGTCCTCCAACAGAGTCAACTTCAAATAATCTGGAAGATCATCAATACTGTTCTGACGATTCTTTGTGTCTTGTCTACGAAGTTCTGGAAGAGGAATGATTTGATTCAGAAGATTTGTATCAGCATATCGTTGTGAAAATTCTTGATATGTGAAGCTTCTGTGTCTTAGTATTTGTGCTGCAATACCACGAGTTGTATTAATCTCTACAGTCATCGTTGCCTGCTCAAAGATGCTCCAGTGTTGATGCTGAATACAATACTTGAGTAATCCGGAAAACTTTTCATTTTCTTGGTTAGTGGGATTGCTCACTCTAGCACAGTATGCCATATGCTTTTCCGCATCTGGCGTAACACTAAGCAATTTTACTTCTGGTTTCATGAATTCAAATTCAGTCGGCATCATCGTCATAAAATACTTCGTCGTAATCGGATAGATAGGGTGCAATTTCTTCATATTGGGGTTGAGTATTTCTATTACTAGTCGAATAAACTTCAGACTTTAAACACTCAACCAAGGATTCGAGATTCTTTACAATAAGTTTTAGTTTTTCTTCGTCCATTTACACAAATCCTAACATAAGAATTATAGACAAAAAAAAGAGGGGAGTCAAGTCCCCTCTAAAAATATTCACTTACTCAACAACAATATTTCAAAATAGATTAAGTAAATAAATGCTACTGATGCGCCTGTAATAGAAGCAATTGTAGCAATCATTTCCCTGCTCCAACATTAGCGAGTTGTGCTTGGTGACGACGTTGCTCTTTTTGCTTCTGCTCTTTAATGAGTTGAAGAACATTGAGTTTCTGCATCACTTATGACCCTCCTTAGTATACTTAACGCCA